GAGAAATATTATCATATTTATACTTGGTTGTATTACTAGTTATTTTCTACTGTATCAAGGAACAAACGAGGTGTTTAATCTGTGGAAGGTAGCTTATGATATTGGTAGGGAAGATGCTACCGCGGTAGCTAAAGCACAGTATGAATGGACTGAGGAGAGACTGAGGCAGGAGTGTGTGCTTCTACACTTTGAAGAAGATCAAGCCAGAAGAGATAAACTAGGATTGAAAGGCTTAGGAGAATGACAACAGTTGAATCACCCTGTACTGGTATTTGTGAACTAAAAGACAATATATGTATTGGCTGTAATAGAACAGTTGAACAAATCACCAACTGGGAGACTATGAGTCACGAACAAAAAGAGAAGGTAATAAATGCCTTATTTAGTACGACCACACAGTAGGTCTAGGACTTCGTGAGGAACCTGTAGACGTATCCAAATGAATAAACCTACCTACACCCTTCTGCTGTACTCCAATGCCTGTGAAGCCAATCTGAAAGGCTATCAGGAGTAGTTTATAAGCATCCTCTCTACTTACTGCTACATCAGCAGCTACACCTTCATTATGTACACCTGGAGTTGTCTTCTTAGCTTCTGCTGGATGCAAAGCTGATCTATATCCTGATGTGATGACTATAGGCTTACCAAACATCTCTCTGAGCTGGTTCATTTTGTCAATGAAGTCCTGCTCCATCTTACAGTCACCAGTTGTACTGCATTGAAACTCTTTCTTACTGAAGTATTTACCCCACTCGATATCACCTCTCATTTGCATCTCCTCTTATTTGTTTACTATGTTCTGTAGTTCTTTTGTTTTATCTTTACTGCTAAGACTGCTACCAAAGTAGTATCCTAATACCATCGTTACTGCTGATGATAGTGTGCCTAGGACGTATATCAAGATATCTTTACTAGCTGGGTCAACTTCTACAAAGATAATTACTAGGAACAAAGCAAAAGCTAATATGACTGTACCTAACGCTAGAACTGGGGTCACAATCTTATTTAACATGGGGGCAAATTCTGAATTAGCAATCTTCATCTCTCTTTCACGAGCAGACTGCTTATCACCAAACTCAGCTTCTATCTTAGCTAGTTCACCCTTTTGTTCAAGTTCAGCTAGTTCTTTTAGTGCTTGTTGTTTTGCTTTAGGGTCTGGTATTACCCTGTCAATAACCTTCTCTGCCACAGGAAGCAGACCAGTAAGTAGTTGTAGCATTATGACTCCTTATGTTATATGAAACTTCTTTCGTATCTTACAGCCTTGTTCAGACTCTACTTCAAACCATTTAAACCCTCTTTGTTCATTAGCACACCAGTATACACATAGTCCTCTTTCTATCCATTCTAGCTTGCAATAGAACTGTGTGCGATCTGGTACTACAGTTACCAGCATGCTAGATAGTATTAGTTCTATCATTGTATTCCCTTTACAGAGTCAATTAAAAATTGTATCAACCACCATAGAACCATACCCATGATGGCTATGACAGATAACATACTGGAATTGTAAATGAGTTCTTTACGTTTGCGGATTTGTTGGTATACTTCTTGTTCACGTTTGCGTTGAATTGATCGTCTAATTTGTATTAGCTGTTTGTACCCATCTGCACCGAGATGGTGCAATTCGCCCCAATAGAACATATGTTTTAGTTCCTTTTCCATCTCTTTAATTCTCTGCCTTGCAGCAAGCTCATCGAATGCTTCTGCTGTGGCTGACTTCTTGTAAGTAATCTTCTTGAATATAGATGGCTTTTCTTCTTCCTGTGTTAGACAGAACTTCACATCTTCTACCGCAGAAGCCCATTTCCCTAGCTGTGAAAATACCTCTTGAGCTTCTTTACCATAGTTTACTGCTGTCTTGATACCCTGAAATACTGCATTTGCTGTAGCCAAAGCTGTGATTGGGTCGATCATTATTGTAATTTAATTAATTCATTTAAGTTTATTGAGTCAGTTTGTTTTTCATTAGTGCCTGACTCTGGTTCTAATTTAATTAATTCATTTAAGTTTATTGATTCTAAATTTACTCTTTGTGGTTCTTCAGGAGCACTTGATTCATCTATATAACCCAAAGTACCTGCTGTTATTAAAGGAGAAAGATTTTGTATGCTGGTAGCACTAAGTAAAAGCTCTCTTCCTACTTTAGTATTAAAAACCTGTCTAGTAATAAATTCATTTAATTTGTTAATAGTACCTACTTTCTCTGCTATTGAAGCAGTAACAGGTGCTGCTTTTTTAAGAATATCAGTAGCCACAGGATCTCCTACCCCCATTATAGTATTTTCTTTACCTCTAGTCATAGCCTTAGATAAAAGATTATATTTATTTATCATTTTATCAATATTTACATCTCCTACCAAAAACGGCTGTAAATTTGTTTTTCTATCTTTTATATAATTTATAAAAGTATTAGAGTCAAACTCTCCTCCTTTTTGGGCTGTGCTTAGAGCATCATCAAACACCTTCTTTGATATTATCTTTTTTGTATCATTATCTAGTAAAGGAGCGATTAATTTTATTGCTCTACTAGCTCCTTCTTGAGATTCCTTAGCAGGAGATATAAGTCTTTGTATAAATGTAGAAGCATCTTCTACTAACTCTTTAGATGAAGGGTCTTTTAACATAGCCACTGCTAAATCTGCATCTCTAAAAGGAATAACATTACCAGCATAGTAGTTTCTAGCTTTATCGTATGCTTCTTTTAATCCTTTATTATCTACAAAACTTTCAGCCCATGTATCCATGTCTTGATCTATTCCTTTTAACAGAACAGCTAATTTTCTAGTAGCATCTGAAGAAAAACCAGCTTTTATAGATTCTTGATATGCAGAACCTACTTGTTCTCTTAAACGCCTCATTTCTGGAAAAGTTATTTTTTTAAATTCTTTTATTTCAGGTAGTAAAGGGTTACCTGTTTCATCAACAATAACTCCTTTTTTTTGAATTACAGTCTGTTCGTCAAATTTACCTTTAAGAGTTTTTAGTTTAGATGATAATTCTGGTCTATTCAATGAGCTACTAATTTTTACTAATAAGTCTTCATCACCCTCTAACATATCATCTACTGCTTTATTAGTATTTGATACATTAACAATGTTTGCATCTGGGTTTTGTTTAACTAAAGCTTTTACTCTGTTGTCTACGTTTTGATATAATTCATTAGCTGTTTTTTTGTTAGCATCATGTATTTGTTTTATTCTTTTTAAAGTAAATTCACCTACTTTGTCTACTTTTGCAGCCCCTCTTACAAAAGGGTCTGTTAAAGTTCCAACAGCATCTTTTAATTTATTTATATTATTTTTTATATTTGCAGCAATACCACCGCCTCTTAATGAATCAGCAGTTTCTGCTGCTTTTCTAGCATCTTGCCCTGTAAAGTCTCCTAATACTTCAGGCTCAATATTATAAGACTTAGCAGCATCTTTAACTGATTCAATATTATCTTTAAAATCAAAATTAGTAACTTTTTCTATTATCCTACCTCCAGCACCAAATAGAGTTTGAGCTGCTGCACTATAAAAACCAGCTTCTTTTCCTGCCTCTGCTTTGGTTTTTTCTCCTTCTGCCTCTGGAGTAAATACATAATCCCATATAAATCCAAAACTGCCTTGCTTAAAAATCTGACTAACTTTATTACCACTGTTAAACCATCTTAATGTTGCCAAAGGAGCAGCACTAGCAGCTTCAAACACAAACTCTCCCATAGAAGCCATAGCTTTATCTTCTGGTTTGTATTTTTTATATCTAGTAGTTGCTTTATTTTTTAATTCTTGTAAAGTTTCGTCTTTGTTAAAACCTATAAAATTTCCTAACTCATACACAGATTGCTCTAAACCAGCAAGCATATCTGTTGCCTGATTTATTTGTCCTTTTTCAAACGAACTAAGAGGAAGACCTGTTTGTTTTTTTAATCCTACAGAAGTGGGAAATAGAAAACCAATTAAACCCACTACATCACTTTTAGATACATCTTCTACAGTAGTTTTTGGTAACTGTTCAAGAGTTTCTTTAGCAGTAGTCTCTATCTCTCCGTATTTTTCTTGAATATCTTGTAATAATCCCATTTAATTTCCTTTTGGTTTTATTCTTCCTTCTCTAACCATTAAACGCTCTACTTCTGTTAAAACATCTATCGGTTTTAATGTTTTATTTAAAACTCCAAAGTTAAATTTTTCTAAACCTAATGCGTCTTTTATACGATTCATTTGAATTTGATACTGAGTTACAAGTTTTTCTGCGTCTTGATCACTATATTTTAATATAATATCAGAACTTTTACTTTTTGTATTTGGTGAAAAACCTAATTCCCCTAACATAAATCTAATTTCTCTTTTTGTTGTTTTATCTAACTTAGGGTCATTATAAATACTAAGTAAAAATTCACCATAACCATCTCTTATAAGCCTAGAATTTCTTTCTAACTGAGCAGAGCTTTGAGTTTGATCTAAAGAATTTCTTACAGCTTGTAAAGAACTTAATTCAAAATTAGAAACTTGTCCTAAAGCACCTCCAGTAGGTGAGCTTTCTTTTAACTGGGCTAATTGATCAAAACCAATATTTGCTTTTATAGTGTCTAACTGTGCTGCAAGGTCTTTAAATTTTGAACCAGGAAGCCAAGTTAGTAAACCTCCTACACTTGCTGATGGTATAAAAGGTTTTTCAGTTTTTTCTGAATCTAATCTTCCAATAACACTATTTAAAGCTCGTACAGTTGTTCTAGCAGCATCAATTTTACCTTTTTGTCTTAGTGCAGCTTTCTCTTGTCTCAAAGATTCTTTTGCAGCAGCAGATACTTTTACTGCTGATGTTTGAAGATAATCCGCCATTATCTTTCTTTCGGGTTCGCTATATTCTTCAAGAGTTTCATATATAGGCAACCCTTTTGCTGATGCTGCTTCTTGAAAACGAACAGCTAAATCAGTACCGCCTTTCATATCTTTTTGTATTTTTAATATTTTTTCTTTTATATTTAACTTTTCTGTTTGTACTTTTCTTCTTTGAGCGGCTAAACTCTCTTCTAATTTTTGAGCTTCTTTAATTAAGTTATGACCTACTAACTGAATAGTAGGATTAGGGTTATTAATTAATTTATTACCTGCTGCTGTTAGTCCTTCTGGTGTATTAGGGTCAATTCCAGTATTTAACAAAGCATCTGAGTAAGCTATTTTAATTTCTTGTAACTGTTGTGCTTGTGCTTCTTCTGGTGTTTGCTGTCCAAACAAGCCTCTAATGCTACTAGATAGATCACCTCTGGCTTCTTCTATCATACCACTGATAGCACCTATAGGACTGCTTTGCCTTACAGCAGGTGTTCTTCTTCTCACTGTTGCACCAGTAGGTCTATCACTAGCAAATAATCCTTTCATTACATCCATCATATCTTTTATCCTTTATCCAATAGTCATTCCTAATGCTTCTAAGAACCTTCTAACTTCGTCTGCACTATACTTTCTTTCTCCATCAATAGGAACATTACCAGGTTCTGTTTCTAAACCAAATAAACCTTTACCAAATTCTGCTAGTCCTGTTAAACCTGCAATCTCAGCCTGTGCTCCTAGTTGTTCAAATTGCGATTTAGTTCTTAAACCTTCTCTAGCTGGTACTTGTCCTAGTGAATAAGCTATACTCTGTGCTCTACCTAGTTGATCTAATGCTTGTTTATCTATAGTCTGTGCTCCTGTTAGTAAACCTTGAGCTAGTTGTCTTTGTCTTCCTGCTTCTGTTAAACCAAATCTTTGTGCTGCTAATGCTTCTTGTGCTCTAGCAGTTTCTTGTGCAGACAGTATAGACTCAGCTAATGGACTAACTCTGCGTTGTCCTCCTACAGTTGGCATAGTCTGACCATAACCTAGCAAACCTCTTTGTGCTAGTGTACCTAACATTCTTTCTTGTTCTCTTTGTCTCTGTGGCTCAGTCAATGCTCTAGTAGCTGCTAGTTGTTGTGCTGTAGCTTCTTCTCTAGTTGCAGGTAAGCCTTCAAATAAACTTGTAGCTGCACCTAGCTGTGCTTCTCTAATAGGTTGATATGCTACATCAGGAGTTGCAGTAGCTCCTTCAGGAGTTATCTCACTTACTCCTAAGCCACTTCTTACTGTATAAGGCTTAAACAGACCAGCAAACTCTCCTGCTATGTCTTCACCTCTACCTTCTAGTCTTTTTCTTATCTCTTCTAGTTTAGCAAAGTCTATACCAGTTCCTATAGATTTTTCTAAGAAACCACCAAAATCTTCACCAAACACTTCTTTTAAGTCAATAAATTTACTAGCTTCGTCTACTACCTCTTCTACTACTTCTTTTGTTGCACCACCTACGGCTGCTAATTTTAAAACATCATCTACTGCGGTTGTAGCACTTGCTGCATCAGTTATATTAGGAAGAGCATCACTAAGACCTGTTAAATCACTTAAACCAGTTAAATTAGTCCCTCCTGTAAGTAAAGTATCAACTCCACCTATTCCTGCTTGATCAAATAAATTAGAAGGAGCACCTACACCTAATGATGACTCTCCATAAGTTTGCGGAGTAAAATCTTGTTGTGCTAAACTAACATCTGTAGGTAGAGAATAATCTAAACCTCCTGTTAAAGAAGTATCTAAACCATCTACCCCTGGTAAAGCAGTAGTAGTAGTAGCACCAGGAGGTTGTAATCCCATCTCAAATGCTTCTGCTGAAAAACCTAAATCATCAGGAAGAGTATTTTCAAATGCTCTTGGAATACCTAGCTTTTCTACTGTTGATGGGTCTAATATATCTTTTTCAACTAAATAATCACCAAACTTACCTGATGTTAAAGCATCTGCACCAAAGGTTGTACCGTAACTTATAATAGAAGCAAGTAAAGCATCTTCTACATCTTTTCCTATTGCTAAACCAGTACCTCCTGCTATTACAGCATTACCTACTGCTTTAGCTGCTACGCTTCCACTTTTGGCACCTAAAGTAGTTCCTATAGTCTCACTAACACCAGGAAACGCAGCAAAAGCAATACTACTAGCTACAACGGCTGGTGTTATTATATCTCTGTCAGAAGTATCTTGATACAGAGGATAGAATACTGGTTTATCTCCAGCAAACTTAACATTCAGTGCTGCACCGCCTTCTACACCTGAATACAAGTTACCAAATGTAGTAGGCTCATCAGGGTCACCTGACAATGTACCACCACCTGCAAATACGTCTACTGTCTCTCCTGTTTTCTTATTAAACAACTCATCCATAGTATCAGGCAAAGTTGCTATATAAACTGGTTGCGGATTACCAAAACCACCAGACATATTTGTCATTACTTCTTTAACAGTGCTAGGTTCTACTCTTATAGTTTTTGGTTGACCTCCTCCAAAACCTATCATTCCTCCAGTTGTATATTCATACCTTACGTTTCCGTTAGCATCTGTTACTTTATCTACTTCTACATCTGTAACACCTGTTTTTACAGTTCTTTTCCCTAAGTCATCAATACTATCTAAACCAGCTTTAGCAAACTCTTTAGCTTGTTCTTCTATAATATAATCTATATCACTAGGATTTACATAACTAAATCCTGTTGCTTCTAATACATCATACTGTTTTCTAAATTCATTTCTAAGATTATTAACTCTTTGTTCATACAATGAAGTATCGTCTGTAACGCTCTCACGAGCCTGTGTCTGCGTTCTTGACTCTGTAAGCATGGTAGGGCTACTAACGTCTCCAGAGGGCTGTGGTGAGGCTGTGGTGGGTTCTGGAGACGTAGTAGCTAATCTTAGTACATCTTGCTCTAGTTGTGTCAGTCTAGGAGCAACAGAAGGGTCTATGCCTCTCGCACGTTGCTCTTCTTGGAATCTTCTGTAATCTTCTAAGATACTCACGAGTATGTCCCTCCTTCTATTGAACCACCAGACATTGTTCCTGATAGTACAACATTCGTAATGGTTGCTGTTCCTGTCACCGCTGGGGAGGCAGAATTAGCTTTTGTCGCAACTGCTGTAGCAATGTTATCAAATTCAGTATTAATTTCCGTTCCTTTAACGACTTTGTTTGGGTCACCACTGTTTAATGTGTCCTTTGCTGCGAAGTTAGTTGTTTTTGTATAATTACTCATTTATATAGTCCTTCCTAAGACTGAATATATATCTATCTTTTGTAGTGATAGACCATTACCATCAATAGAAGCATTAACACCTACTTGTAATATGTTACCACTTCCTGATAACTGTGCTGTAAGTTTATCAATAAATAACGATGCAGAGTATTCTGCTATGTTATATTCTGATGTGCCATACTCAGCAATATCTGCTGCTTTTGTTTCTGCACTAGTGCTATTATAACTATCACTATAGTCTAATGCCCATCTAAGACTTAAAGTAGTGCTAGAAGCTCCTATAACTGTTACGTTAATCTTCTTTAACATCTTAGTTACTTCAGGTCTACCAAAGTCTAAATACGGAGTTAAATAACTAAACACATAATCAGAACCATTATCTGTAAAGTTTTTATACTCTGCTATGCCATCAGGCTGACCCATAAGTAATCTATTATCATTTGTTACTAATAATGATGCTGGGTCTATACTATCCCATCTAGTTACTCTGTATGAACCATCAGGTAGTGTTGCTCTTACGTCAAAACAAAATGTAAAACCAGCTAAAGGAAGAGTAAGTAAATA